GATCTTGTCCTATTAGTTTTTGTTGCAAGTTGACCTAACTGTTCCCAATCTTCTTTAGGAACTGATAAAGATTTATATTTTGCTGGGTCTGCCATGTGTTTCCTTTCTTGTTTGGATTCTTCTCATGTATGGGAATATATGCTAAAATAAATAATTTGCAAGTATTATTTTTTTAAGATAGAAAGAAAGTCTCTTCTCACACCTTTTGTTTGTTCGTCCCTTTCTTGGGACGGGCAGACAAGTTAAATAGTAGTTTCTGGTG